GGTACTACCGCATTCGAGATGCGTAGCTCGTGGTGTGTTGACCTATACCAGCGGTTCCGTCGAAGCCTTCGTGGGAAGCGGGAGGCGAAGATGGAGGCCGCAGGGTGCTGCATTGTCCACATCGTGAGTAATCGAGGACTGCGAGGAAAGTGGCAAGCGGAGGCCGAACTCGAGGCGTACAAGCCCCGAGCCGGTCACGCGCACGGCTTAAGTGCCTCTGCGCGAACCGCGGCGTCACGAACGATCGACAACTTCGCCCATCTAGCTGGCCTAGATGTGTACACTGTCTCAATGTCCTCCCGTGAGGGGGAGCATGCGACGGGGTCACACGGCCACTACATGGCGAAGGACGTTGCGCACGCCGCGCGACACGATCCAGTCCAGGGCAACCAATTGATCAAGCAGGTGGACGTGGATTACTACGTCGACCAACAGAGGTGGCTTTCGCATTGTCGTCCAGTGTGCGCTTTCACCATGGCACCAACGTCTGTGGTCTACCATGGCGCGGAGTATTCCTATGCTCTGACGCCTACGGGGATCGAGATGCAAGTGTCTGGTGGTGGGACATACGCACATCAGTTGTGGGACTACAGTGCGGACACGATCGTCACCCGGGTCAGATCATGGAAGCCTTGGCGCTGGTTCGAGTCCGTGGTTAGCAGCGTCGACTGTCGTCAGGTTGACGAGCATCACATGCTCGTCCTGCTTGTTCCCTTCGCCCGCATCCGCTTCGGTGGATGGTGGATCGAGGGGGAACGGCTCCGGCGTCAGGCGTTTGGCGATAGCAAGGTCGTGCAGAACAGGTTTGTTCGGGGGGGAGTGGACATCATCTCTCTCGGACTGACGGGGACCGCGGCCAGCGTCGATCTAGCGCCTGCACAATACGAAGCCGTTCGTATTCGTTATCAGAGCAGTAAGAAACCGATGATCAGCGACGTTGAGAGATATTTGCGAGAGTTCAAGACCGTAGATCACGTGATCGGCGGGCCCGTGCTGTATGAGATCCTCCAGCACTCTGCCAAACCGATCAAACACGTCAACTATCCAGCGAATGGCGTGTTCCAGACACGCCGATACCAGGCCGTCCAGCTCGCAAGAGATGGCGGCGTGGTCTCGGAAGATGGACGTGAGATCGGCAGAGCGATCGCTCCTTCTCTTGTCACGCATCCGGATGTCGTGCCCAACAGGTCATATAACAACGACTTGGCGAGCATAACCGGACGGGTGCGTGCCGTGCACAATGGGAAAGTCCCGGAGGGGTTGTATACGGCTTACGCCCGAGAGTTCGTCCACTTTGTGGTACCGCTCGCTGGTCGTGGCCGCCCGCTCCCCTTTGAGACTGTAGTCGCCCTCCAAGACCGCCCCGCTCAGCGGGCTCGCTCTGATCAGAAACTGGCTTGGCTTAGCACTTCCCCGTGTGTTCAGGCTAGCTGTATGATTAAGGGTGAGTCTTACCCTGTGCCGAGTGATCCGCGCAACATCACCACCGTCGGTGTGCAGCACACAGTGCAACTGTCGTGCTACACGTACGCCTTCAAAATTGATTGCCTTCAGGCGGTCAAGGCGTACGCCCCTTGCCTTTCGCCAGGTGAGGTGGCCCAGCGGCTGGTCGGGTTGTGCGCTAGCTACGACACCGTCACGGAGACGGACTTCTCCCGGTACGACGGGACCATATCGCGGTGGTTACGAACCTTTGTTGAAGGGGCGTGCTACCTGCGGTGGGTGGGACCGGAGTGTCGGAAGGAGTTAGAGGAGTTGCTTAACGCTGAGCTGGGATGCCGCGCGCGCACGTCAGAGGGGATACCGTATGATCCGAAAGGGTCACGTCTATCCGGGTCCCCCCTGACTACCGATGGCAATACGCTCATAAACATGTTTGTGAGCTACGCGGCTGCACGCAGCGCGGGGTCGAGGCCTGAACAAGCCTGGGCTCTGCTAGGATTATACGCCGGTGATGACGGCGTGACTCCGCTGCATGCTACCGCGTTGGACAGAGCTGCAAGTGACCTTGGGCTGAGGCTCAAGAGTGTGCAGCGAAGCAAGGGGATCGTCACCTTCTTGGGCCGAGTTTTCGGCAACCTTTGGAATGGCGATCCGGGTTCTGTGCAGGACCCGATGAGGACGTGGCGGAAGCTGCACCTATCCTTTGCCTCAGCTGACTACAGTGTCGCTGAATGCGCTGTCGCGCGCGCGAAGGGGTACGAGAGTCTGGACCCGGGAGTTCCCGTGGTAGCGGAGTGGGCGCGTGTCATACACGC